TTGGCTGGGAATAGTTCCCCGCAATCAGAGCACTTGTGCAGCTTACACTTGCGCCCTGTTGCGGGGTTTACACCATCACGAACAAAGGCAGAGCGGATAGCTTCATACTTAACAGGCCATTGAGCACGACGTAGTGCTGACATAATAAAGCTCCTGTAACGAGCCTTAGTCCATTGACCTGAGTTGTATGGCTTCTCTACTTTCAATTAAGACTAGGGTCAAAGGGTTCGGGTTCTAGCTGACGGATGAAGCATGGGGTTCCTTCTCCCATCCAAGCTCCCTGTTGGTTGTATTCAAAATACTCTACAGCCTCTTCGTAATCCATGTCCTGGCTCATCAACTTATTCAGAACCTTGTCTCTGTCGTAGCAGATGATAGGCGGCTGACCAATTCGTTCTACGACCCCGGCGATGCAATCGTCGAAGCCATCCATGATTAGTGCTTCCCCCAGGTCTTCCATGCTACCCTTGCTCCTCCATGTCCATGACGTAGCCAAGGGCTTCTCTTACAGTTTCAAATCCTTCTGCAACTCCTGTAAGTTGCTGACCATTAGGAGCATATATGGCAACGCATCTGTGCTCGTTCTTCGTGACCTCTCCCTTAGCTGCAAAGAAGCAGTAGGTATAGCCTTGGTTATCTATTAAATCTAAGAGATCGCTGTCGCAACGCGGAGTCCTTTGTTGCAATGCTCTGGTGATATCAGCCACTCTAACATAGGGATGTGGGCTGCCAACTTCTCCATACTGCAAACGCTGTAGTGATACATCGTCTACGTCTAGGGCAAAGACCTCCGTGTAGGGGTCGATCTGTTCGGTGCTTACTTTTATTTCATTCATTTTTATACTTGGTTTATGGTTTAAACTTCAACTCCACGCATTTGCATGATAGAGATGAGAGCCTTTTTTCTATTTATTCTTTTCTTTGCGTTCTCTTTCTTAAAAAAATCATTCATACGGGCAACATCTGGATCAACTGGTTCATTGAACAGTTCCTTGACCTTAACGCGTTCATCAAACGTCATATCCTTAAACTTCCTGTTGCGTAAAGCTTTGAGTTTTTCCGTGGCAGCTTTTTGTTTTTCTGATCTCATCTTTATACCCTTATGCTTAGGTTGGCAAGGGCATCTTTGGTTCCCTCGATAAGTTCTTTGGCTGGTATCGCATTGACGGCCTCCAGTCTGTCCTTGAGATCATTCTTCTCCTGGGTCAGGTCCTTGCGTTGCTCCGTCATTCTTTCGATGCGGTAGGAAAGAGCGCGTGACTCTTGGCGTATCATATCTATGCGCGTTTGTATGCGCTCGATGTTGTCTTGTTTTATATCCATTTTATTCTAGGGTTGGTATTGTTTTTACTATGTCTGTAATGAGATCGTTTTCTAGGAGTGCTTCCGGCAATGGTTTCCTCCATATGGTCACAGTATTTAGGCAAGCATAATACTGGTCAAGAGAAAAACCTTCCTTCTCGTAAATATTTTTAGCCTGGTCTGGAACACTCAACTCAGGGTCTCCATACTTCTTAATAAGTTTCTCTGCTTTCACCTTGCCGATACCCTTCATGCCCTCGATGCAATCAGTGCTATCACCCATGAGTAGCTGCACTAGCCAGTTGTGGTCCGCTTCCTCTTGGCTTACATAGGTTGGCCAGTCATCCTTGTCCCAGTTATAGTTCCACCCGGGCACAGACAACATATCTTTATCTATGCTACATATAATAGGCTTCTCTATCTTTCCATTGGTAGCAATTATGCCTAGTAAATCATCAGCTTCTAGCTGGTCATGCTGATACCAACGCTCCGCATACATCTCTTTCATAGCCTTGCTCAACGGGTCATACAATGGCGGCTTTGCTCCACGGTTTCCTTTGTAGTTGGGATAGAGTGTCTTGCGAAAGTTGTCACGACCAGATACTACGAGGTAAAAATCAGATGCCCTGCATCCCATGACACATTGATCAATGGCTTGTCTACACATTGCCTTCAATGTGATTAGTCCTGTTCCCTCGGTCTCTGCTTTAGCGGCATGTTTGAATAGTATTATTTCTACATCCAGCAGGGCAGTTTTCTTATCAGTTTTTTTATTCATGTATAATATAGTGGATGAATTAATTATGGGGTCAATGCTTTTTTTAGCCTCGTTCAAATTAGAGTTGCTTCTCGTTAGACATAGGTTCCCCATTACTGGTCAAACCTATGCCTGGTAGAGCCTCAAATTATGAGTGTCCCCGCCTTCAATAGTGCCCCGGATCGTCGCGCATGGTAGGTCCTGTATTACGCTAGCCGTGGCCGTTCCTGCATTGCTGCAAACCTTTTATACATAGCCGGGTTTCGGTCAAGCTATGCAACCACTTACTCAGACTTGGGCTAACCTGTGAGGCCGCTTGCTCCGATATACTGTAAAATAAAAAACCTCTCTTCCATGTAGTGCTGAAAGAGAGGTTTTAAAACGATCTGATCCGTCACTACACGGCATATATAAAAAACTAATATCCATTGTAAGTGATCTGTCAAGTGTCTTTTATTTCCTCAATATTTAGAATGATTATTGATACGCCGATACGCTTCAGCTTGTAGCCTTTACTCTTATTGCCTACAGCTAGATGCTTCAATGCCTCATCCTCCGTATGGGCGTGCTTTATGGCTCCGCATTCGTTGGGCATATCTCTCCTGGTATATGAGATTCTGTAGCAACTCACCTAGTCTTTGCAGTATGGCCTTGCGGCGTGATACCCCTCTTTTATTAGCCATCTGCGAAAGCTCCCTCTATCTGCCCCGCCTTGCTCTGCGGCCTCCGATAGGTTGCAACCTGTTTCCTTCCATATTTTTAGCGACCGTGCTCTTGCGTCAGCGGTTTCTTGCCTTGTCGATCTGCCCCCCGTGCAATGGTCAAGGATGTCCCCTGCCTTCATTAGCATTTCCATTTTATCCCTGAAGCCCTCGATACATTGCACCGCGCTGGCTTTTGACTCCGATGTTGAACTGATATGTAGCATATTTCCGGTAATGCACCCTCTAAGGGCTTCTAATGCCCCTAGAAGGCGTTTTGATTGTTTGCAAGGGTGTTACCCTTAGATTGATATTGTAAGCCCTTGTAGAGCCTCTGAGTGTCGATTCCTTGTGCAATGACTGGTGGTTTATCCCATTGCAATGGCTAGCAGTATAAGTATTACGCCGCCCAGGATGCAAGCGAATAGTATCATCGCCGCTTCCGCTTCTCTCTCACTATTTACAAGCTTGTGCTCGTTCACGATTTGTTCTTTTGTTTTTTTCATAATTATAAACACTCCTCTGGGTGAAGGGTTATTGCGTCGAACTGTGGATGTTTTTTGAACGCTTGCTGTAATTCAATTAGGTATGGGCTGACTTTAGTGCAAGACAATACATCTTCTTTTTCAACGCAATATACGATCCAGTCTGGATCAGAGCCGACATCTTCGATCCAACCTATATTTGAGGCTTCAGCCCACTCTTCGAAGTCGTCGCAGGCCGTGCCTGCTAGGTATGTGATTTCTTTTGTTTCCATTTTATATACTTTCTATTTTTGTTATTATTATTCGGGGAAAAATGCGCTCATTGCGTCGCTGATACCCTGGCCATTTGCGCCGGCCATCATTAAAGCATAGCTAAAAACGAGCGCAAGCTTTCTATTTCCCTTGCTCAGTTTGCTGATCATGGACCCATACGCGCCATAGTGGTTTCGAGTTAGGGCCATGCCGCTTTCTACTTTCTTTACGAATGGCGCGAAGTCTTCGGCCAAGTCTAGCACTAATTCGCGTTGCGTCTCATTCATGTTGACTAGGCTCATGATTTAGCCTTTCCGTCTACGACTACGAATTGAAGCTTGCCGGCCTTTACCGCCGCGCGAAACAATTCTTTTTCTTTAAACTTCGCTAGGATTGCACGTGCTCGCTCGTTTTTATCTGTTATTTTCTTATTCATTTTTATATACTTTCTATTTGTTTTTTTAGATCGTCCAGCGCATCGAGCGCAAGACTAAAGTGATACCAGTCACCGGTTTTTTCAAACTCGTCCAGGTGTTGCAAGACTTCATCTATTAACTGGCCTTGCATTTTAGTGGACCCCGATACCAATTGTGATTTGATCGAATGACTTGGACCCGCAAGCATGCTCTCCACTTGGCAAACAATTGCCACAATTGCCGGGGCACGCAAACACTTTCTTGCTTCCCGTCAATGCTTTCAACTTTTCCCTGACTGCTTTGCGATAGGCATTTGAGCCTGGCTTATCTTTGCCTTGATAAGACTTTTGCTGTATAAATTGCTTTTCAACCGGCACGGCGTCAAACCTTCCGCGAACGACTGGCAAGGCAAGAAAGGCGTTTGCAATGCCGGTTTGCGCCCATTTGGACCCCGAGCTTGCGTTTGTCGAATAGTTTTCGGGCCATTCGTATCCGGTTGCATCTAAAGTGACAAATTCTTTCCAGCTTTTCGAATAGCCGTATGGTTTCAAGTCGGGCCGCGCTTTGCATAAATCCATAAAGAAACGCAATGTTTCAACGTCTTTAAAATCACCGTCAACGAATAAGCGGACCGTCTTTTCTTGTGGTATAGCTTTAAATGCATTTGCAACCGTCTCAGTTTGAAAGCGCAAAAGCAAACTGTTTTGCACTTGCCTAAAAAAGGCCGCTGGATACCGCCAGGCCTTTAAAGAATAACAGAATTTGACGCAATCTCCCTTGCCTGGACAATCGGCCAGCGCAAGACTAGAAAACGCATAAAAAGGAAGTTTCTTATTTCCCTGAGCCTGGAAAACTCGAAATGGCGGCGCGCTTTGCATGTCACTATTTAGCCAGTTTAAAAGCTTGCTTGCATGGTATTGCCATGTTCCCGTCTTGCCTATCCTTTCCGGTCCACGATCAATGCAAGCTTGCAAGGCCGCCTTAATTGTTTCGATTGAATCAATAGCGTTTACTATTTCGTTTGCTTGTATTCTATTCATTTAATACTTTCTTTATAGTTTATGAGTTTAAAGCTTTGTATTCATCAAATGACAAAGCTACTTGCATGAAATAAGAATCATTCCACGGAAAGCCGCGCTTTACTTTAAATAGCACTTTCTTTTCCTCTTTTAATGCACGTGAATAAATTAAAACATCTCGATCGCTGTCTAATGAGACAAACTTGCGGCCCGTGTATGAATCGTAAAAACCGTTTTCTATAATCTTTGCTTTCATTTATATGCTTTCTTTAATTGTTTTTAGATGGAAGGTGTTAAAACTGAGAAAGTAAAGCCTAAGCCCTTCAAAGCTTTGATATCTTGATCAGTCAAAGTCTTGCGACCAGTCAACTGCGATAGTAAAAGGGCTTTGTCTTGGTCAACTATATATTTCAATTCATTGCCATAAACATTTTTTATATTAATTTCAATATTCATTTAATTACTTTCTTTATTAGTTATGCCAAGCAAGTGCGCTTAACTTGAAACCAGTAAAAACCTACGATTGCGGCCTTGTCAATAGTTTTTTTAATTTAATTCAATTTAATTTAATACCGCAAGCTGACTCTTTACAATGTGACATTAGAATTTAGTCATTAAGATTTAGTCATTA